GTACGTTTACGGTGTTAGTTGGAACCGCCCGTGACGATCCAGAATCGCGTTCAAGGAATTTGACACCCGGCGGACGGTCGCCAGCGCCGCCGCCACCTGCCTTCTGACCGATCTCGGTTTCCTGACCACCGGTAGAAGCTGTAATGAGATCTTCTGTGACGGCTGGATCTAGTGTTTTGACCGCTTTATAGTTAGGGTTTTGTTTAGTTGCTCTTGGTTTAGGAAGTGCCATTTTGTTTGTATCCTTTATTAATAATGATTGAGATGTGACAAAGAAAACTATTCAACACTAGCAGCTACAGATCTGCGCAGCGAGGCGGAGAAAGCAGCGTCGGAAATATCTTCGCCGGTAAAGCTTGTTGAAGAATACTCCTTAGTCGAGAGCGCGCTGGTTGCGCCGTTTCTGATTTCAACGGTGCCATCCGGCAGGTATCTAGCCGTCAACGCACCCGATTCACGTTGCAAGCCCTCGCCCCTTCTAGCCACGAAAGACCACTTATCGCCGCCGTCACTGTAAATAGTCATAGTGGCGTTTGATTTGGTAGCTTCGACCAACAGTGAAATCACTTCATCGTCCGGGGAGGAAGGGTTGACGGGAACGTAGAGCGTCACGCCTATATCCGCGGCAATCGTAGCCCAACGTGAGAATAACGGCAGTACTTCACGTGAAAGACCGGACTTCATTGCGGCACCACCCATCAGGGAAAGCACGTCCTTAACCGAATCCAGAACCACATCATGTTTGGACAAGAGTGCTTTTGCAACATGGAAAGCCGCGTCATCTTCATTGGTAATATAGCCAGATAACGGCTCGCCGTATCGAACGACGTGATAGTCACGATCGCCGAAACCGGCGAGCGCGTGGGCCAACGGGGTTTTACCTGCAGCAGCCCCGCCAACTAGAAGGCAAAGACCGGCTGGTATGCGAACATCGCCTATCATCTTATTGGTTGGGGCAGCGCCACTGACTACAGCTGGCTCGAAACCCGCCGACCAGCCAGTCCTGCTGAGGGCCTCCTTATATGCGGCCACACGAGAAGAATAGTCAGAATCGTCAGAGCCTTTCACTTTTGTTGGATAGTGCAGTCTGTTTCCTGAAGCGTTAATAAGCACGTTACTTGAACCGAAAGGAAAGTTCAGCAGCACGGCCGCTGCGCCTCTCTCGGCGACGAACTCATCGTATTTCTGCGCGAAATGCGCGACCGCTTTGCCCGCGAACGCGGGTGAGGCGGCTTCGTTAAGCGCGACAATTTCTGCTGCGCGTGAAGCTTTGTTTATTAACATCTAATTCTCCTTTATGATTAGTTGATATGACCGGAATAGTAACGCTTGACGATATGTTCGAACTTCTCGAAAGGAATCTTTGAAACAACTTCGTCAAGCACATTATCGGAAACTTCCGTGTCGAGGAACTTGTAGTGCAACTTGCTCGGGTCTTCAAGAACTTCGCGATCCGCCGGAGTCAGCGCTCCGTAGGAAAAGGGAGCATGCTGCTCGGCGTCAACGATCATGCTATGCAGCGTCCCGAAGTGCGGTGCTAACATGTCATGGAACAAACGATCGTGAATCTCCCATGCGATCTCTCCAAGTGGATGTTTAGCGCGATTGTTGATACGTTCAAGCACGCCTATGTACCAGAAGGGTCTGAAATTTCCACCTATACTACGTTCCGGTACGTAAATCTTTTCGAATCCGGTATGTAGTCTCGGGGTCGCGCGGTATTTCAAAGGTTCGACGGCGTCAGGGATGAGCAAGTTACCTGAGAAAACGGCTCCCTCTTCCCTGGTGACCACATAGTGGCCAGCTTCTAGGTCTGCTCTTTTGGCTTGGAATCTAGCCATGAGCTCGCGACTTTTGGTGTATACGATTTCGTCGTCTCCGTTGTTAATGATGCCTATTGACCCCTTTCCTTCTAAGTAGAGTGTTTCGTTGCCTAGCACTTCTAGTCCCATGCTGTCGAAAACAAATAGCGTTTCAATTACTTTGTTTCCCTTCGCCATGAGCGAAGTCCACGCGTGCCCGGATCTGTTTCCAGCCATTACCTGAGGTTCCAGATTGCGAGGATCTCCAACCCACGTGCCTCTAGTGCCGCTCATATCGAGAGGTCTAGAGTAATAGGGTGAAAAGTACAACATCTCGGATATTGACACAAAACGCGGGTCCCAGAACTCGGAAGCACACTCGTGCGCGATCGATATGGCTTCTTTGTCCATCGACCGGTCGTACTCCTTTACATCGCCGGCCCAGACGTAGTTGCCATTTACTACATTTTCAATCTCCTCCGGTGTATTAACATGAAACACGGTTGGATATCGCTCAAACAACGAAAGCATAGTGCCACTGGATATGATGGACAACAAACAATTGATAGCCCAGGGTCCAGCGTGTACAACACGAGCTCGCGTGGCGCTGAACTCGCCCCATTCTTTGCCGTCGACCACTACGCGCTTGTCTGCGTCAAATTCGTGACCTGAAAGCCCGCCCGATAGGATATAATCCAAGTCGAACACAAGACGTGGTTTGCCGGGGGTGTCAACCTGGTCGCGCTTTTGAATATACATAGCGAACACGATCTCGAACTCGTCTGCGAGTAGAAGCCAGTCTTTGTTCTGAACAGCGTTTAAAATGTTTTCAAATCTGTCGCTTTCATAAACGAACACAGCGAAGTCATACTTCCATACGTGATCGGAGGTATTACGCCTCTGGCCACTAGTTGACTTCTTTGTGATCTTTACGGAAGCAGGCGAGTAGCTGGCGAATATAGCCGTCCAGACATTGACCGCGATGGCTCTCTGCCTCGGAGTATAACCATTCCTCAAACCGAGCGACTGACGATACTCTTTGTTATCTAGCATAGTATACGACATCGGATTCATCATGTAACCAGCCAAGGTGCACAACCGGTCGAAGTTTGTATGAATGCCGTTTGTCGCGAACAAATCCGCATCGAGCTTGACAGGACATGCGTCGTTTAACTCCTTTCTCAGTTTAAGCTGGAAATTCATTGGCCTAGGATCGAAAGAGGAAACACCTGGAAGCACCATCTTAGGAGCGCGGCTAACAAGAGGTTTATTGTGCGCAGCCACACCGTTTCCAAACACATACTTGAGACCGTCAGGGCCGGACATTGATTTTAACTTGCCATACTTCTTGACGTACGAGTCGTTAGAATCAGTCATCTTCCGCGCCTCCGTTGGCAGATTCGGGTTTAAGAGCAACCGCAGCGTGCGCGACTTCCATTGGCACGTCGAATGCTTCAAAAGACTTTACATCGCCAGATTTGCGCGTGATACGGTCCATTTCCGTCTTATAAATTGAACCGTCAATCTCCTTTTTGTCGGCGAGCTCAGCGCGACGTCCAACCTCAAGAAGGTCGTTGACGACGGAATGATACGCAACACGAGGAAGTTGCCATGTAATGGAGTCAAATTCACCGCTGTACGTAGCGCCAGGAACTCCTGACAGAACAACAGCTCTGAAACCGAAAAGGTCAGGGTACTCACTAATGCAAGAAAGAAGTCGAACCTGGTCGTCACGAAGCGTAACTACAGCTTTGGGGCCGGCTAGTGCTATCACGTCGGCGATGGTCTCAACCGCGACGTACTGTAAAAGGCCGTCTTCCGGAAGTTTCTCACCGTATGGTGCAATAAGACGTTCGGGTAATTCTTTATTGTTGCTGCGATCCGTCTTTTCAGTTAAGCCGTCAAATATATTCATGGTATAGTCCTTGTTAATAACGTTAATGGCTTTAAGAGCCGGAAGGTGCAACATCACGCAGAAGTGCGCGATGTTTATCCTGCGAAGGTCGTCGATTAAAACTCCTATCTCGTAACTTCCGACGACTGCCGAGGGGAGTGAATCTACTAGTGCATAGTCTACGTCTTCATGGCTAACCTGAATAAGAGTAATAAAATTTTCAGATCTACCGTGATCGTCGACCAATTTAATGATGATCATCAGGCTTGCTCCTTGTATCTATTATAAACGGCTTGTCGCCGGGGGTTCTCACAGCTAGAACGTAGTCCCCACTCATGCCTAATGAACGCGCCATCTCGACAATTGAATCGCGTTCGGCAACTCGAGTGGGGTCACTCACAAGTTTGACAGTGAATGAGTAGTTGAAGCCAAGATAGAAACAGGCTCTCACTACTTCCGGGTAAATATCCAATCGCAAGTGTTCGGCTTGCTCTGGAGTTAGATAGATAATCATGCGCGCTCCTAGTTAACGGAGCTGAAATCTTCATTCATCGGACCCATTCCGTGGCCGGTAAAAGATCTCAACACCTCATAGTGTATGAAAGGGAAATTGCTGTCTGCAACTTCTAATGGGTAAGAAGTCTCGACTGACTTAGCAAGCCACTCGTAATACTTCTGTAATTGCGCCGCCCGTGCTGGCCGGGCAAGCTGAACCTGTTTACGTTCGAACGTTTTGGCGTGCAGACGGTCGTGTACTGCCGATAGAGCGTCGTCATGCATCTGTTGTACGTATCTAAGAAATAGGTTAAGCACAACGCCGTGGAATGTTTCTTCTTCAGTTAATCCGTAGAAATGTCTGAGCCACTCCATAGTGTTTCCGTCCGATAACAAGAACGTTTGGAAGGTATCACGTTTGCCGAAAAACGAGACTTGAAATTCGCCAACAGCGGCGTGGTAGCTAGAAACACCGAACTCGGCTTTCTTGCTAAACACGGCATCGAATTTATTCATGAACCATATGTCGGTCAGCTCTTTTAGGCGAGCAGCGGCATCGTTGGTTAATAAGATTTTAGTCTTTGTTACCTGAACGTCTACAGTGCGGATCATAGCGATTTCTCCAAGATTAGGCCTTGTATCAAGAGGCAGTTTTAACGGGGCTTCAAGTTGCCAAGAAGCTTACCTTCTTTCGTTTACTTCCCTAGTCACAGGGGTCCCGATGGGTTCGAACTTGTCAAAGGCTCTAAACATCAGTGTTTATACGAAAAGGGCGCGTGATAAAGACGTCCCAAAAATCTACCGAGTCGCCCGTCGGGGCTATCGCGAC